AATTTGGTTAGCAGTTCTGTTAGCGATATCTGTCAAGATTACTTCCTCAAAAGGAACTGACTCTTGGAAGTTGCTATCAGAAAGATACTGACTCAAATATGTATCATATAATGAATACGGACATAATTGCTGATTAACTTTTTTATTACATAGGTCAACTGTTACGACATTTTGAACAGTGTCACCTGTTGGGTCGAAACCACAAGCCAAATCTTGTAAAATAACATCGTTGGTTACGAAACCTACTTTTTCTGTTGTTCCTTTTAAGTTAGGTCTAACAGATGAGTATTTTGGTAATGTCAATCCAAGGAATGCCTTAATCAACATATCGTCACCATAAGATGAATATTCAGGAAGATTTGCTAAATTATAGTTAAAGTTGAAGCTAGATACTTCCCCTTTTTTATACATTTTCTTTTCCATTTTAATTGTTGTTAGTTTATTATTTTTTTAATGCGTTTTTCAAGAATGATACCTTTGCATCCATCAAATTTTCTTTACCGAAAGTTTTTCTTGTGATGGGTTTGTCAAATTGTGGTGAGTTCTTGAAACCTTCATAATCTTTTTTATAGGATTCAAAATCCTTGCTGAATTTTGACATTATCGAAATCATCTCCGACATTGCCTCCTTCATTTTTTTCATTTCTTTTTTGTAATCTTCAAGTGAACCTTCTCCACTCTCATCAGGATACTTCACACCTGTAATGAATCCGTCTCTGTCTACTGTTAAGACGATACCTGATTCAGTTGTGTGTTCCCCTTCAGGAGCCGATACTTTCTCACCTGCCTCTGTGATTACATACAGTTTTTGTCCAACTTGGAAATCACCTTCTTCGTCAGTTTCAATTTTAGTTCCATCTGTTAAGGTAGCACTTGATAACATTTCTGTCTCAATTTCAATTTCTGTTGATGCTTCGTTTACAGGTGATGATTCTTCTACTTTTGGTGATTCTTCAATTTTAGAGATGATACCATCTTCACCTACAGTGATGATTAGACCTTCTCTTGTTTTATGAGAACCTGCAGGTGCTGGCTTCATTATTGAATCTTCCCCAACGATAAAAAGACCGTCTCCTACAGCGAATGGACCATCAGAATTGTTTGTGATAGTTGTAATATCATCAACCAATTTGGTTACCATAAATTTTTCAGATTTGAACTTCATTCCTAACAAATCAGCGATTTTGTTAATTGCTTCTGTTGCGTTCATTTAGTCAGTTATTTGGTTTATTATGTTTATGACTTGTTCTAATAAATATTCATCACCTTTTTGCTGTGAAAAATTGAGTATGAAGTTACCCTCAACACTCGCTCCCTTCACCTTACCAGGTTTGATATAGTTATTCCAAACATAGTTTCCTTGTTCTGTATCCAAGACTTTGTAAGCCCCCATCCAACTACCGAATGGGACCTGTTCTTGGGTAAAACCTAATTCATAGGCTTTGTCTTTTTCTCCCTGAACAATCCAAGTTTCCACCATTACAACATCCTCAAATTTCTTGTCCGTATGTTCGTAGTTCGTCATACGGTTTCTAAGTTCAGCCATAAACTTATCACGGATATTCTTAATGGTCTCAGGAGTAAACTTAACATAGTATTTCTCATTGGAAACCTCATCGATTCTTGGGATTAAAATATTAGGTATCATCAGAGGAGTATAAATCATTCTCTCCTCTTCTTTTGCTGCGAATACCTGTTCTGTTTTTTTGTCAAATCTTGGTTTACAAACATCACCGAATGCACATTCAATATCCTTCATATAAGATACCGATGACATATTCTGTGAGATTGCGTATGCTCTTCTTGATGCTTGTCTGGTCTCCTCAGAATAGTAACCGTTGAATGGTTGGTTCTTTGGAGCAATTCCTGCTTTACCTTCAGCAGGACCCATCACCGCTTTGTTGTTTCCTTGGAACACGACCTTAATCCAAGCGTGGATACAGTTCGGTCCCCCTTTGTATAACCATTTTGAGTATGGTTGTCTCTGATGACCAAATTCTACATTCGTATCTCTGAGGGTGTCAATCTGTGCTCTACGGAAATATCTTCCCTCGATGCTCATACAGAAATCTCTGTCCATTCCCTCAGCGGTTGCAACCTTTGCGTATTGAAAATACGTGGTTGGGATATTGTGATTCTTTGAGTAGATTTCAGATTCTGTAAATCCTCTCAATAATGGGTTTGTGATTGCTTCGAATTCCTGTGGAGATAATGTCTCTCTTAAGAAGTCAAATTGCTTCTTCATTTCGAAGTCCTCTGTTGTGTATTCAGAGTAGTCAGTTTCAGGGTGTTTGTCACAAGCCATATAAACCTGATTCCCTTCAACTGTTGTATGTGTATGATGTCCAACACAACCAATGTAGATTGAGTGGTTCTCAGCGTCTGTAATGGTCTCAAATATTGGATGTCCATCAATGACTCCTACTTGACCAGGGAACATTTGGAATTTCTCAAAATCTTCTTTTGGAACACAGTTAGGAACCTCACGACCATTTTTGATTTTAGTTCCATATGGGATATATCCTTCCCAACAAGCATCTTCTAAATCTTGAAAATTTCCTTGACCACATCCACAACCTTCATATAGAGTTGACGGCAATTCTGGTTCAACCAACATCGAATCAGTATCCCCACTTGGAGGGTAATTTTCATAAGAAGGTAAAGCACTGGTATCATAATCAAATTTGATGGCGATTGAACCCAATTCTCTTCTAACATTGAAGTCCAAATCATAGTGTCTTGGTAACCCCATATCTCTGACTAAATCAATCTTCTCATATCGGGTGTCATACATATTGATTGCTGTTGATGGGATTCCGTATTGTCTTGTGAAATCAATCAATTCTTGGGTTGGTAATCCCTGTATAAATAACACAGGTAATGAACCTTTACTCATTTCATTTTTGAATAGTTTTAATCCGATTGGTGTCTTCAAAACTTCCCAATCAAATCCTACTCTTGTTGCGGCAAATTCTCTATTCTCCCACATTCCATAACACTGTCCTGCGGCTTGGTCAGGGGTTTTACCCTCCTTTAACACATAAGCGATACAACGACCAATGAAGTCATCCTTTGATTCTGCAGGACCAGGTTTAACAAAATCCTGTGTTCCCATCTCCAAGTTCTTCAGGATACCATCAACCCATTCTAAAGCGGGTTTACCACCCCATAGGTCATAACTGATGGTTCCATTGTCATCGTAGTTTCCTGTGTAATATTCTGCTGCTCTCTCCAAATAGGATTTCATTCTCTTGATTGTCTCAAGTGAAATCTCATCTCTCTGACACAACTGCTGTGCTCTGACTTTTCCTACCTGTGTTGCTGCGGGATTTCCCCTCTCTTCATTTTCCTTGATTGCACGACACGCTTTAGCGGATACATTCTCAGGTGCTTTATAGAATTTCTGTTGACCAAAATACATCAACTCTTGTTCGATTGCTGGATACTCTACCCACGCTACTTCAAATACACCTGTGTCACCCGATATCTCAGGGTCAATCTCAAGTTCAATTACTTTATACATCTTTAATAAATATTTTAATTAAATCTGACTTAATTTCTCAAGTCGTCTTGCAGTTTCTTGTTTAGCCGTGATGTCAGATTCTACCACGTATGCTCTAATTGGGGTGTTACGTTGTTTCGCAATTGCTTCAATGATTCGTGAGTCATCATAACCAGGTCCGATAGGTCTACCACCACCCGCTTGGTTAATTTGACTGAGTAATCCCATATAGTTAATTGTAGATGTTCTGTTGATAACTGACTCATTACCCTCAAGTTCGAATCCACCCTGAGCAAATTTGATTCCACCTTGTTCGTGTGATGGTCCGAATAACATTCCACCACCTGCCATTTTTAACACACCACCTCTACGGTATGAATCAATCTGTGCAAGTTGGTTAGCGATGATTCCAACCTGAACTGCGTTAAATGCAACCAATGCACCACCAGCGATGACCGCACCAACACCACCTGTGATTGCCGCCAATTTGGTTACTGCTTCTGCGGTGTTAGCCAGTGCTTGTGCCAGTGATATTCTCAATGCTGTTTTTGCTGCTTGTTTTTCCAATCTTGCTCTCTCTGCTTGGTAGGATTTTTCAGCCTCTAATCTCTTCTGATTTGCAGCCTCAGAATCACCAACAATTGAGTCAGTAATTCTCTTATATCTCTTCTCCAATAAATCAAATTGTTGATTGAAGTATGCGGTCGTAGTTTGACCCAATGAGTTCAGGACTCCTTGGAACTGAGCGATACCATCCTGAATGGATGCGATGAGTTTTTCCTTTGCAGATTTCTCAATATCAGTAAATAATTTTTGGAAGATTGCTTCAGCATCTATACCGTATTCCTCCAAATCCATTATCGCAATTTTCAGGGTTTCCTGTAGATTCTTAAGTTGTTTTCTGGTCAACTTTTCAAAATCGATTGGGATAAGTGCTGCACCTCTCAGGAACTGTTCAGCGGTATCTTCACCCAAATCTTTAGCGTTGGTAACCACATAGGTTAATGCCTTTTGAAAATCAAATCCTAAATTCTGTAATAATTCTGATACCTGTTTTGGATTAAGGGAATCAACAATCTTTTTAATTTCCTCATATTGTTGTTTTATCTTCTCGTTATTCTTTTGAATATCTTCACCCTGTTTGTCAACCTCCTCACCGAATGTAGTTAGAGCGGTAACACCCTTAATAATTTCAACAGTTAATTCTTCAGCATTAGTAAGCCTTTTTACTTCGTCATTGAAGATTTTTGTTTGAACCTCATTGGATGTTTTTATTCCCTTCAAAACTTCTTCATTGATACCAAATTTTTTGGCAATTACTTTTAATAAATCTCTTTCAATAATGAGTTCTGCTTCTGCTTGGTTGATTGACCCTTGTTTTACTTGTTCGGTTAATTTTTTTCTCTCCTCAATAACCTCAGCAAAAAGGT